ACTCCCATTGGTGGTAGTTGTTGTAATGGCCATACCACCGAGACCATCCGCTAAATACGTACTGCGATTGACGTAGTTTGCTCGCGTAGAAATGGATCCTGCATTGGAAACTCCTGTAAAGTTCCCCATATAGCGTTCACCATCGTTCTGAAAAGCAACCACTGCGCGCACAGCGCGAATGTCACCCATATTACCCTGAGCATAATTATCTGCTCCAGGCGTAATTGTGACATTTGCACCTCCACGGTAACCTAAAAACATTCCGGTTACGTATGGCATGGGGTGCATTGTATTGAAAGCAAAGGGTTGCGTGCCTGCGGCAGCAACAACTTTGTTTGCAGAAAGCGGCCATGTTGCACTGGTGATGAAACCAGGCGTGTAAGGCATGATCTTAAACATCTTTCGAAAATGTACTGACGTTGCAGCACTGAAAGTGTTAGGCCATGCGGTGTCCAGCACAGAGGACCTGTGCAACACGGTTCGGAGTGAATTGATACACTCCCCAAAATTTAACCCATATCGCTCTGGGTTTGGAGTACTTCTCGTGCCCACAACTAACCTTGTGGGTGCAATGTCCACCTTATCTTCTGCTTGGAGAGCGAAGAAAGATGGGATCCTGTGCGTAGCCTCACCACCAATGTGTGATGATGGGTTAGCAAACTCAAAATCATCCGCCCCGCGGATGAAAAAGAGCAAAGAAATGGATCCCGCTGCTGGCGCGGTCAATGTGTTGAGAACACGAATAGTAAGTCCACCATTGTCGGTGCCCAGTCGTGGTGCCATAGCACCAGCTGTCACCCAATTACGACTCAATGTTTGATCGTAGTCCAGCCACGCTTGTGCTTGATGATAAGGAATCTCCAATTCCAAATCGTCGCACTCACCGATATCCAGAATAGTCGTATAGACTGTGTTCTCTGGAGGTACCGATGCCGAGATATTGGTTCTCGGGTCGTACTGGATCTTCAATCGACCCTTGTGAAACTTGGTAGCAACCACCTTGATCCGGAGGACTAAACCTCCGCGCCAAGATCGGAACATCTCACCAATGTAAGACAAGGGCACGTGATATACACGCTTTCCCACTTCTACGGGGACAGTATTGAAAATCGAAATTTCAGATGAAAGTTGAGGGTTGACTCGCATGGTCAGCAATGCCGTGTTAATTGCATCACTAGTTGACCAAAGAGCTGAACCAAAAAACGATTCCTTCTTTTTGAGATAAGGCAGCGATAATTCGTCCACTGAATCTACACCATGCGGTGCGGGATCAATAGATAATTCCTGCTTAGGATCGAGTGTCAACTTCTGAATGGGTGTTCCAATGTGGGCCGAAGCCAACATCGGAGCGTTCAATGGTTGAAAAGCACAGACATTCTCTATTACAGGCACATTCGTGTATCCGAACAATCGAGCTATCGAAGCAACCGCAGTTGCTCCTATTGCTGATGCACGGGCGAATGGTCCAATGTAAGGAACGCTGGAAAGAAGGGAAGCTACCATAGCGACCGCCGTAGCGGGCTTGGAAATCTTACCCTCCTGATACTCATCTGCTTGCAAAGACAAACCAGACGTAGAACCCATGAGCTCCACGTCCGTCATCCAGGCAAACGTTTGGACAGTCACATTTGTCGAACCACCAGTTACCGCCACCGTTAAAGGCGCGTAAATGTAGTACGTCAACGTCCCAAAATTCTGGACGTCTGCAGCGACAGTGATGTCAAGCCAATTTTTATGGTAGAAAAACGGCAAAACCATTTCTCCTCCAGCACTCACTGCGGGCTGGATGAAGAAACCTGGTTGTTGGGAATATGGAATCCCCAATGGAATATTCGAAAAGGTATTTGTTCGAATTTTGTCAGAAATTGTTCCTAACAAGGGCGAATAGCACAATCGCAAAGCCCCTGCTTGGAAAGGCGTGCCGTTCACAAGTACTTTAACATGTAAACGACCACGCAAAAATGCAAAATTGTCCAGCTTCTTTTTAATTGCTGGACTGTTCAAAAAATCAAACCACGGCTGATGCGTGGCGAAAACACCAATGGGGTCGGCCGTAGTCCAGTTGAGAGTTTCAACCAGAGTCGGACGACTCAAAAAATTCCCAAGTTGCAAATCGTCGGTATTATCGACTTTCGCAACGTGGTTGAGTGCAGGAGCTGCACTCACAGACAATCCCGAAGAGTTATCGATAAACGACACATTCTCCGAAATTTCGGCCGCCGCCACACTTTGACCTCCGTCAATCGGTGTGGGCTCCGAGGCATCTGCCTGCAGATGCCATAAGGGTTGATTATTAGTCTTCATAGAAGGTCCAACCACGACCTTCCACAAAGCCGCACTACTTCTGGTGAGTGCGCCAACGACCTTTATAAAAATTGATTCGTTGTTCTGTGACTAGTTTTCACTTG